CTCTAACTTCGTCAAGATTAATATCTTGTTTCTTTTCGTTTTCCATTAGTTTTACCTCAATGTTATTATTTTGTTTATCTTTACTACGACCAACTCCAACAAGTCTTGACTGGTCAGCAGGAACACTTACAGAAGATACTTCCATAGGAGTCCATTGAGCTTTGTAGTAAGTCTCATTGTCTTTTTCGTAGCGTTCTAGTTTATCGATTCGATATCCAACAGATATATTCATACGAATACCATCTTTTACGTCTTCAAATACTTCACGAGCTAAAGCAGATTTTCCAAATCTAACTACAGCAGTTGTCCTCTTTGCTGTCTCATCTAATTTGAATTCTTCGATTACCCCTATTTGTTTTTCCATATTATGGTCTAACAAAAGTGGGGCACGTCCACTGCTGATAAATTCCATGTTTATATCACCAGCAGAATGTCCTAGCACTTCCATGCCAAAACTCCTTTCAACAGGCTCTTCACTAGAAACACCCACTCTGACTCTTCTATTATCCTCATCAACAAATCTAGCTCCTGATAAATCTATAGTTCTATACCTCATAGGCATCTCAACTACTTTTCTATCTTCTTCTTCATCGTGATAAGGTCTTTCAGAATCAGTAGCTTCCATTTCTACTGCTTCACCTTCTTCTTGTTCATCCTCATGGTGCTTTGAGAACTCAATGATTACAGAATCATCAGTCTCATTCACATTGAGGATATGTCTATCTTCTTTATTCATAGATTTCTCCTCTTTATTTTTAGTTGATAAAGGATGTCCTTCAGGTAGTAGGTCTGTATCATGTTTGCCACTTCTGAACTTACCATTTCTTAAAGCAAATAAGAAACTGTTAATTCTAGCAGCTGCCCATTGTTCAGGACTACTAACTGATGGTCTGACTGAAGCTGGATTAGTTTTATATGCACCAATCCCTCTTTCATAAACTTTTGATAAAGTAGATACGTTAGTTCTTTTTGACTTAACATCACCAACCTCTTCGTTGTGTTCCTCTACTTTGTTTTTAATCATTTCAAGAGCTTTACCTGATACTGCTCTTTCTTCTTCTTTTTTCATTTGGTTCACTTTTGTTTCTGACCATTTATAGCCAGCATCTCCACCCCATAATGCCCAAGCTATTCTGCCATTTGAAGGATAGCCTTCTTCACCAGCGTTAAAACCTTCTGCTTTTTTATCGACTTCATGTCTTGAAAAGAAACTAAACATTCTTTTGATAGTATCATCAGATAGGTTTTCACCAGCTACTATTTGTCTTGCTCTGACAGCACCAACTCTAGTACCACCACGACCAAACTCCTCTCTCCAGTCTAAACCCTTTTGAGCTTCGACTTTCATGCCTTCAGTTGGTCTAGCCATCGTCTTCCTCTTCCCCACCCTGTATCTTAGCTTCTACAGGTAATTTTTGACCAAATGGTTGATAAGCTAATTCAATATCATATTGTTTAGCTAATTCTATTTCTTTTTGATGTTGTTCAAATAACTCTTCAGTATCTCTACCATAAGAAGCAGAAATATCAGAATAAGTAAGTGTTCCATTTTGTAAACCTATTACATTAGCTTGCATTTCTTTTAGTGGGTCAATCCAAGCAAAACTTCTTGGAATGTAATTTACTGACCTAGCAAACTTATCAAATTTACCCATTGGTAAATTAATATATCCAGTTGATATAGCCATCTCTAACCAAGATTGAAATACTGGATTTACAAAATGCTCAATTACAAATTGTTGATATATCTGATACATACTTCTATCTTCTAAAGCACCTTGTCTTATTGAAGAATAATTAACTGAAGTTAAATCATTAGATAATGAATGATAAGAAATATTTAAACCTGATGCGATACTTCTTAAAACACTAGTTGTAAAAGAATCAAAAGCAGATGTTGGATGAGTAGGGTCAAATGCTTTAAAGTCCATACCACTTGGTAATTGTTCAAATACACCAGCTTGTGCGTTCATTGTTGGATTAAAGGTATCTTCATATTCACCATCACCAACATACCCATCACCATCAGGTGAAGTAAAGAAACCCATCTTAGATGCACCAACTCTAGCTGCAACTATCTCAGCTTCTAAATAACCATTTAACATCTTCACATTAGCCATAGCTGTAGCAACCAAAGAAACACCTCTAGTTTGTTCTGCTCTAGTAGGTAGGTAAGCATGGATAATCTCATCAGCAGGTACTCTAATGTGTTGTGCTTGACTTAAATAAACTCTATCGTAGGGATGGTCTTTATATAAATGATAAGCAACTGGTCTGTCATACTTATCTACTTCAACACCCATTTTAACTTTGTTACCAGTAGCTTTATAAACATCATTTTTATTTTCATCTAAATGGTCTGCTTCTAAAAACTGTAACTGGAAACCAAAAGGCGAATTGCTGTCTTTTATTTTCCTGATTAATACTTCACCATCTCTACATAGTGATTCAACAAATATTTTTTGACAATCTAAGAATGATAGTCTGCCATTAGTTGTACAACTTCCGACTTGACCCCATTCTCTCCAAGCACGTTCAATGAGCAGGTTAGCTCCAATGTCTAGTGAACCATTATCGTTCCTAGCCTTAGAGCTAACTCTTATGCCATGCTTACCGATAACATTAGATACCATCAGGTTTAAGTATCTAGCAATATAGCTATCGTTTCTTGCTAATTCTCTTGCTCTATCTCTTAGAATTCTTATGTTATCTTTTATTTCAGCATCAGCACTTGTAGATGTAGTAACAAAATCTGCAAACAATCTTCCAGTATTAGCTCCTGTATAGCTTCTTCTATATGCTTGTCTTTTCTTTTTCTTAGGTTCGTTAATACCTAATATTCTGTTATACCATGCCATTATGTGTAACTCTTAGGTGTTGAGCCAGCAATTTTACCAAAATTAACTTTGATAGTGTTTCCTGACCCACGTTTATTTTTAATTCTTTGTATTTTAACTTCTTTAAGATATTCAGCTTTGTATCTATCTCTAAAAGTTAATAGTTCGTCTATAGACATTCTTGATAAAGACCTACCAGCTATAGACATAGATGATTGGTCAATATTTGCTCTGTTCTCAATTACTGCTTCAATACTATCTAAAACAATCTTTGCATGACTTCTAACTGAAGCAGTTGTAGTTGCATAATTATCTTGAACTTCTACAAAACCTTCTTCTAGTTTGACTCTTGCAGAATCAGAACTTCTAGTTATGTAAGATACCCAGTTGTAATTACCTTTTGAATAAGAAGTTGTATTACTAGCTTCGATTAAGTAAGTGTCACCTGACTCAGTTGCAGTTAATGTAAAGTTAGAAGCAGTGCTTCCATCTACAAGATTAAATTCATAAGATAATGAATAATCTGCTACTGGATAATCGTTAGCTAAATCTTCTCTTTTCCATGCCCAATAATCTCCCAACTGAAGTTCAGTAGGAACTTGGGATGGATAATTTGTTGAATCAAATTTGTTGCTCAAGCAAAAACCTCATAAATGTTTTAGATATATCTACATCTAACACTAATGTGCATTAGGCTCTTGTCAATATTAAAAATGGAAAAAATAAAAAAGGCTCAATTAAGAGCCTTTTCATGTTCTTGTATTTGTTTTTCAATTTCTCTTTGAAATTCTATATTTGCTAACTGGTTATCTAACTCTTCTCTTGTTTGATATTTGGAAATTAATGAAGTTGCTTGATTGCTAGCAATTTCTAAAAGTCTTAATGCTTCATCAGCTTTTTCACAATTACTATTTAGCAAAATTTCTGTAGCACCTTGTAAATATCTTTTTACAAAATCTAAATCAGATTGATTTTGTTTTTTTAATTTTTGTTCAAAATATTTGTGACTTCTTTTCACTTTAACAATCTCTGACTTTAGCTCTTTGATTGATTCTTCGTGTTCCCAGTTTTTCATGTTTGACTCCTTTTTGTTTAACATAAGCATATTATACACATATAAATATATAAATGTATATAAAATTAGTAAAAAAAGTGCAATTATTTCCAAGAAGTAGCGAAATTACCTCTATTTATACCTCTTTGAGGTCTATTTTGAGGTTTTTCTTTTGGTTTTGACTCTTTTGTAAGTATTTTGTTTTCAATAGAATCATAGTTAGGATTCAAGATATAAATAGCAGCAAAATTATAAACCAGTGTATCTAATGCTTCGTTTCTTGGTCTAACTTGTTTCCAAACTAGTGACTTTCTACCTCTAACAAATTTTGTGATTCTTTTTTCTGCTGTAAGCTGCTTAAAGTATTCTTCATCTAAGTCTGAGCAGAAATGTAAAGTAGTAGATTCAGGTTCAGCAGATAATCTAGCAAATATTGCTTCTTTAGCACTATCAGAACCAACACCATAAAGAACAGCTTTGTTCTTGCCAACAAATGTAGGTCTATTAGCTATTGGTTTACCAGCTTGAGATAAACCTTTGATTGCAAATATTCTTCTAGCTTGTCGTGGTTTCGTAAATTGATAAACCATATTGGTATGATGACCACCTGAGTCAATCGTGCAACATGATATAGGTATTAATCTTTCTGATTCAGTTTTAAATCTTTTCTTTAAGTAAGCATCTAAATCATTCCAAACATTCATGGCATTTGGGTCACCCCAAAATATCTTATAATCACATACCCATGCTTCATAGTTTTTACCCCAACCTACTAACTGTAATTCTAATCTGTCTTTTTGTGTATCAACACCAGCAGTTAAAACTAAAACATCTTCAGGTATTGTTGTGTAATCATAATTTAATCTTCGTTCTAGTAATGTTTCATATTCAACAGCTTCACCTTGTTCTTCCCAAGATTCACCAAGAGCAGTATTAATCCAAGTCTTTAACATCTCAGGATTCTTTTTAGCTTCAAGAAATGATTTAGCCATATCTGCCCAAGTAGACCAAGGTGAATATAATTCTGATATATGGAATCCTGCTGTATCTGATTTAGGTGCTGATGCTATCCACTGACCATGTTTTAACATCCATTGTTTTTTAGATTCATCTATAACTGAACCACAATGTTCGCAAGCATAAGAAGCTGTTTCAGGTTCATCTTCATCCCAAACTACATTCTTCCATTTTAAAACTTGCTTCTCTTCACATTCAGGACAGGGAACATGGTAGTAGCGTTTATCTGATTCTTCAAAAGCAGTTTCTATTCTTGATAGTCCTTTGATAGTCGGAGTAGAACACATATATATTTTTTTATTCCAAAAAGTAGTCGTCCTTTTAGTTGCAAGTGATATTGGGTCACCTTCTGCTCCTGCTGATTGTTCATATCTATCAACCTCATCAGCTAATACAATTCTAATCGGTCTTGATGCTAGTCCTGATGCAGAATTAGAACCAACTATGTTTAAATTACCACCTGCAAACTTCTTAGATAAAACTGTATTACCTGAATCACGACTTCTTGGGTCTTTTACACAATCTCTTATCTTTTCAGAATCTCGAATCATCATAGCAAGTCTATCTTTACTAAATGCTTGAGCCATTTGTAGAGTTGGTTGCATGATTAACATTGGAGCAGGGTCTTGGTCTATGTAATATCCAATGACATTAAGTAATATCTCAGTAGCACCAACCTGAGCAGACTTCATAAATACTATTCTTTGAACATCAGGGTCATTAAATGTATCCATTATTTCACGTTGGAATGATGCTCTATCAGTTCTCCACTGACCTGCTTCTGCTGAAGATTCAGGAGATAAACGTCTATAGTTATCAGCCCAATCGCTAATCTTCAGATTGGGTGGTGGAGTCCATGTCTGATTGGTCTCCTGTATCACCTTTTCTATATTTTTGAGGTATTCCATCTTGAGCTAACTCGTTTAGTGCTTCATGCACTTGTTCTTTTAT